CTAAGGATGCCCTGCCATAAACGCGCACAGCCGCTCGGACATGATTTTGTCCGGGCGGTTTTCTTTGTCCAGGCATATATCGGCCGCTTCCCGGAAAGCCTCCTGAAGCTGAGGGATACGCTCCAATTCAGCAAGGCAGACGGCAAGCTGTCCGAGCTGCCCGGCGTCAATATCGGCCTTGTAGTAAACAGGTGTATTCAAAATGTTGCTGAGCAGCCCCGCCAGAAAGAAGAACGCATGGCAATGCTTATGCTTCAGCGTTTCCGCCACATCGTAAACAGCGCCCCGGACTTCCTGATAGTGCTCCATCGTCAGCAGAATGCTCTTTGCCGCCGCCAGCCACAGCCGGGATACTCAAATCCAGCTCGACAAAATCAATCAAGCCCTGCCCGATGCGCTTCTTCGCGTACTGTCCATTATGTTCGGCATCGGTGAAGGGCATGAAACAGACCAGTCCGTCGCGGCCCTAAAAGACCCGGACGTGCGGACACTGCGCCACGCTTCTCCCCTGTCTGCAAATAATCGAATTTCGGTAAAGCCCATCATTTGCGCTTCCCTGTGTACTCCGTATTTTGTCCGTATAATAATAGCACAGCGAATGGAAGATTTCAAATTTCGATTCATTATTACGCAGGAGGTGCGTCTGATACACAGCATGAAACCCCTCCCTTTTTTTGGGGGCAAGCACAGCGTTCGGCTGTACGCCGACCGCAGAAAAAGCAGGGCGCTGCCCCACGCCCTTAACGCGCATCACCTCTGCGGAAGGAGGTGATGGAGCCGGTGGAAAGCCATCAGGCCGCCGCCTTCATCGTCAAGGATATGCCGCAGCTCTGCACAAGCCCGCCCTACGGCTACAAAAAGAGCGAGGACAACTCCAAGCAGATTGTCCCCGACATGCAGACGGCGGAGGTTGTACGGCATATTTTCCGGCTTTGCGCCGAGGGCAGAGGCCCCAGTCAGATCGCCAAGCAGTTAAAAGCGGAACGGGTTCTGACACCCGCCAATTGCTACTACCGGCAGACTGGCGTGGCGCTGGTAAATCTCGATACCACAAGGCCATATAACTGGAGTAACGCGAGTATCGCCAATATACTGTGCGAGGCCGGGTTGGACGAGGGGGAGGCCATCTTAACGGACGAGACCCCTGCTGCCGCCAGTGCTGCTCCAACAGCCAGTACGGGCCCCGCCGCATAAGAAAAAGCAGGGCGGACAGCCGAAACTGTCCGCCCCGTCACAGGGATTTTATGCCCCGTTCACTTTTTATCCCTATGATACCCCGCCTAAGGGCGGCGGGCGCTTTTTACGAGGAACTTACGGTTTAAGCGTTTCCAGAAACCGGTGCAGAAACACCAGCATCTGCTCCCGGGTGCACCAGCTTTTATACTGATAGGTCCCGTCGCCAGTTCCCCGTACGATCCCGTTTTTCTCAGCCCATCCGCGGGCCTCCTCCGAGAAATCGCCGGGAGGCAGCTCCCCCCGCTTTTGCAGCCATACGTTCATCATCGCATCAAATTCGTTTTGAGTCACTTTTTCCTCCTCATACTCGGGGCGAAGCGCCCCCACCGCATACCGTGAAGCCCGCGTCCTCCGCTGCACCTCGCCGCCGTTGGCGTCGCTGAGCGTACCGGTATTTCCCTCAATCGTGACAAGGCTTCCGTCGGTGTTCACCCGTTCAACCACGCCCACGTGTTTAATAACGGTTCCACTGAATTGGAAGAACACCAGATCTCCGGGCCGATAGTTTTTTTCTGCAAACAGCCCGTTTTTTTTTGCCCAATTTGCCAGGGCGCCGCTTGAGGCGGTTTTGCCCCCGCCATAGAACAGCCCGCTCAGCCCCGCTTCCCGAAAGCACCACCAGAGAAATACGCAGCACCACGGATAGCTGTCTCCGGACGTTTCCCTTCCGTAGTAGGCAGTGTTGTATTTCACCTGATTGCTTCCAGCCGGGGATTCCTTCGTTCCCAGTTCCCGCCGCGCAACGGCCAGCAGTTTTTCCGCCCCTGTCATGCTCTGTCCGCGCTCTTCAGCGCGTCCGCGGCGTCCCTGGCTGCGTCTGCCGCACGCTTGACGCCCTCAGCGTCCACTCTGCCCTCCGTGACGATATACGTCGTCACGGAGGCAATCGCCACCACTGCTCCCGCTACAGTGGAAATCACATTTTCATCCAGCCCAAACACCATGGCAAGGCCCGTGACAATTCCCGCCACAGCCGCCCACAGCTTTCGCGAGCTGAGCTTTCTCAGCAACTCTCTCATAGAATTCTCCCCTCTCAAAAATCCTCGTCCATTCCCATCGCCGCGTCATAGATGATGCCGCCTCGGGTGTTCTCCGCCTTGCTCTTTCCAAAATACGCCGCCAGTACCACCGCCGTGGACGCTTGCAGCGCTCCAATCAGCGTGGTGAGATACGGCAGCGTCCCGGTAAACTGGCTGCGGATTGCCAGATAGCAAAAATACAGCACCACGCATGTGCAAATTGCGTCCAGGCTCAAAATTCCCAGCGCAATGATTTTTGATGCCGTCAATTTTCCTTTCATATAGTGCCTCCCCTCGTCAGCAGGAAGGTGACAAACGCCCCCGCCAAAATCAGAAGGACTTTGTCCACCAGTCCATCCCACCGTTTTCCCGGCCGACGCTCCAGCGCATCCATTTTCTCTCCCAATCGCGCCACGCTTTCGGCCACCGTCTCCTGCTTTGTCGCCAGCACCTCCACCGCAGTGACCAGCCGCCGCAGCGTCTCCTGACTCTGCTCCAGCGCGCCGATCCGCCGAATGTTGGAGGACACACGTTCCTCCAGCGCCGTGATTCGTCCACTCCACCCCTGTTCCATATTACACCGCCAATTCAAAGCTGTGCCACGTGTGTGCCGCGGCCTCCACGGCATCCCATGTCCAACCATAGTCCTCACACTCCGACCAGAGCATATAGCGGAAGTAAAACTCCGTCTCCAGATGGCAGGGGATGATATCCAGCACAATTTTTTGAATCTGCGAAAATTCCTCCGGAATTCCTCCCACATCCGGGAAAATCACCCGGATGTGGCCTCCTCCCATTTCCTGAGCCAGCGCCTTGATGCCACAGCCGCTGATGGTTCGGTTGATCGCGTCCAGTGAAAAACTGTCCGCGTCAATCTGCATCAGCGCCGCGATAGCCCTTCGCCGCAGGGCAACGGTGTTTGCCGCAGGCCGCCTTGCAAACAGCTCCTCCCGCCGATGCAGCCCCTCTCCCTCCGCCGTGCCGGTCAGAGCCTCCCGCTCGATATACTCCAGACGGACTGAAATTTCGTCCAGTCCCGTGGCTTGGGCAAACAGCTCGCTCTCGTTCAGCGTCCCGTCCCGGAGATCGTAAATGCCCAAAGGTGCCAGCAGGTTTTTCAAATGCGCTCCGTATTCCGCCATGTCACGCCCCCATTTCCGTTACGCGCAGCTCCCCCAGCGTGTAAAGAACCGTGGCGCTTCCCTGCCTGTCCGAGGAAGGGGACAGAATATGATAGTTTTTCACGCCGTCCACGGCGTAGATCAGCCGGCCAAGCTCCGCCAGCAGAATGGGCTTTCCCAGCAGCTTTCCCGTGAGCCACCCGGCAATTGCCTGCTCCGCCGCGCTCTTTACCGCCGCAAAATTTCCATTCTCGCCCACGTCCAGCTCCACCGCCACCTCCAAGCGGCTTTCTTGCGGAGCCAGCACCTGCACATCCACCGCAATCTCCCGCTTGGCCTGCAAATCGGCCTCCACCTCTTGCAGCAGCGCCGCGTCCGGCGCCCCCGAGGATTTTGCAATGTACACATCCACCGTACCGATGCCCCTCGCCCGGCCCACCGCCACCGCTGCCGCCACGCCCTGATGCCGCAGTGCCTGTTCCTCGTAAAAGGCGGCGTTGGCCCCGTTTGGCAGCCGCTCAAAGCTGTCCAGCACCCGTGCGCGGAGGGCCTCGTCGCTCTCTGCGTCGCTCCCACCGGAAAATGCCGCCGGATTTGTGCACCCGGTAATTCCCATGGGACATGCCGCCAGCACCGTCACACTCCAGGCAGCGGCATTGCCGCCGCTTCCCGGCTCCAGCGCCTCGGCGGATACGTCCGCCGTCAACGTCCCCGCCGCCAGCACCGCCGCCCGGGTGGTCTGAAAGCGCACCCCGCTCTCCGTCATGCACACGCTTCCCATGGGAATGCTCAAATCCTGCGCCGGCGCTTCCGCCACAGAAAACCGCAGCGTCCCCGCCGCCCGGGTCGCCGCCTGACGGGCAATGCCCCGCATGGCTGCGTGATCATCCAGATAAGCACCCTGGGCCGTCTGGGGAAAGCTTTGATTCAGCACCCAGTCCGCCTGACATTCCAGCGCTTGTACCTGCGCCGCCACCGCATACAGCCGCACCGCCAGATCACAGGCGTCCTCCGCGCCGTAACCGGACCGCTCCCGGAACGCCGAGAGCAGTTCCTGATAAATTTCCTCCGTTGTTCTCATGTTTTCTCTCCCGTCACCGCACCGTAAGCTGCAGATTCAGCTCCTCCCCCTCGTAGTTCATCCGCACCGCCAGCTGATTTCCGTCCAATTCCACCTGCTCCACACGCAGGTTTTGTTCCTCCGCCAGCGCCTGTGCAACCGCCGCTTCCGCCGCGCCTTGCCGGTGGGAAGGCGATTCGCCTCCCAGCGCGTACAGTGTGCTGCCCAAATCCTCCAAAAGCGGAAACCCCCCCCGTCTTGCCGTCAGCCTGAACAGCACTCTTTGCAGCAGCGCGTCCCGGCCCTTCACCCGAACCGTTCCGCCCACGCCGTCGGCCACATAGTCCCCGCCTCTGATTTTCAGCTCCGTCATTCCGATTCTCCTCCGCACGTGCAGGGCTTGTAGACCTCGCCGTTCACACGCAGCGTTCCGTTTATGTTCACCTGTCCCGTCAAAACGATGTTGCCCCGCAGCTCCACCGTCCCGTCGTTTTTGAGATACACGCTTCCGCCTTCAGCATGGATGTATACCTCGCCGGGCCGAAGCCCGGCAGGCGCATTCGTCTGCTTCGCTCCCGCCACGCAGGACTCCTCCCCGCCGGTTCCGCCCTTGATAACCAGCACCGTCTCTCCCGCAGCGGGCCGCCAGGCGTACCCCCCCGGCCCGTAAACCGGGAGCGCCCGCACCTCGCCTTTGGTGACTACGCCCGCACTCTCTCCCGAAATACTCGTCACACCCAGATCAGCCCCGGGCACGGATACACCCGGTTTTGTCTGCTTTGATAACCACATCGCTTTTCGCTCCTCTCCACCCGGCTCATTTCTCACGCAGCGTCAACGTAACGGATTCTCCGCCGCCGTCAGCCCGTGTTCTGGCCTCCGCCACGCGATAGGTCCCCGTCAGCCCCATCCGCGCCAGCTTTAAAACGGCCACGTCGCCGGGAAACGCCAGAAAGCCACCCGCCAGAGTCACTTCCACGGAAATCTCGTCTTCTTTTGACCTCGCAATCTGATACTCCCCGGTATACCGCATTTTGGCCCAGGTGCTCTGTCCCGGCGTGTACAGAACCCGGCGGCACTGCCCTCCCCGGGCAATCCACTCCTCGTTGCGCACGCTGTACGTCTGGTTTCTCGTCTTGTCGATTATCAGTATTTCAGACAACACGCCGTAGTGATCCTCCCGTTTTACAAGCGACAAAACGTTTAATGAATCCGTAATTTCAAATGTCTTTCCCGTTTTTTCCTTGTCCGCCCACAACCGTCCAAACCGGTCAAAGCTTGGCGTAAAGCCGCCATAGGTCCTGCAAAAGTCTTCCAGTGCCTTCCACTGGCTGCTTCCCGCCGCCACGGTGTACATTTCCCCGCCGCTGCTGAGACTTGCCGTTTTGTCGCAGGGAATCCCGTAGGGCGTCACGTGATTTCTGATGATTTCCTCCAGCGTCGCCCCCTGATAGGCGGCGGCCCGGGCCTCGTTGTCCAGCAGCCGGGCGGCATAGCCCCGTCCCGCTACCAGTGCGCTGAGGCCCTCCCCCGTCTGGCGAATCTCATACTCATCCACAATTCCCCGCAGCAGCGCGGTTTCCCCGTCCATCAGCGTAAACCCCGCCGCCTGCCGCAGCACCGGCTCCATTTCCGCCGTATAAAGACACGTCACCGCAAAGCTGTCGCAAGGCACAGTACCCGTATAGCATACATCCCAGGTCAGCAGCGCAGGCAAATCGAAAACGCGATGATCGCACGTCGTAATTCTCCCCGTCATTTCACCCGCACCTGATTTCCCGCATAGATGAGGTTTGGGTTTTTAATCTGGGGGTTTGCCGCAATCAGGCTTTGAAGCGTCACGCCATATTGCTTTGCTATCCCCCACAGCGTGTCGCCTTTTTTCACCGTGTACCATACGGCCGAGTCCGTGCTCTTCGCCGTGCCCGTCGCGCCGGTATTCTCCGCCGCGGTTGCCGCCGCCGTGAGAGACGCGCTCTGTCGGCAATCCTCCCAAAACTCAAATGCATATCCCACAAAATCCGGCTGCGGCTCCTCCGTTAACTGTAAAGACACGAAATACGCCTCTGCCGCCTGCCAGACGGGATGCACCAGCAGCCCCGGCCCGTCCTGCTCGAACACTGCCGCCAGCTTTTGAAACTCCTGATAGGCGTTCACTCCCATGAACGCGCCCTGCCCCCGCATCACCCGGTGTCCCGGCCCCAACTCCTGCATGCAATATCGCCCGAAGGGCACCTTGTGCACCGCAATTTTTCTCTGCCAGGTGACGGAATATGTCTCCGGATTGTGGGACCACACATAGTCCTTGTACCGCATCGGCGTCAGTTCCACGCCATCTCACCTCTCCTGTCTCAATACAGCGGATACCCGCCGTCATACCGTCTTGCGTCCCGCTGAAACGTCCGGGACAGTTCCCCGGCAGACACCCCGCCGTCCACCACCAGCACGGTTCCGGCGGTTTCGGCGTCGGCCTCCCCGCCCTCGAAGAAGAACTCCTCCGGGGAAATCATTTCTGCTCTGTCAACCCCTTGTCCCGTGCCAGCGCCGTTTTTCCTCTGAATTGCATTTCTTTCCACATTCAGCCATGCCGTCTCCGTCCGCCCGCTTCTCATAAAGGAGTTCTCCGCTCCCATGCTCCCCGCTGTGGCAATATCCGCATCTGTCAGTTCCCGTGTTCCCGCCGCCTGATGAAGCCGCCCTTCCCCGCGCCGCGCCAGCAGCCGATTCCATGCCGCCATTTCTCCCGGAAAGCCCTGCCTTTCTTCCGGCTTCTCGGTGTGGGAGAGAACCCGGAGAGCGCCGTCTCCGCCGCTCTCCGGCTCTGTCTCCCCGCCGCTCCCGGCCCGCTTCTCCTCGTCTTCCTCCCGCCGCTGCCCGCCGCCCAGCAAAGCGGCAAACATTGCCGCCTGCTGCCGCAGCGCGTCTTCAATGTAATTCATGCCCGCTTCCCCCGCATCGCCCGAAACCGCTCCGGATCAAAGCCGGCGTTTACTTCCGCGGGTAAATCAGTTTTTTTCCCCGCCAGATGCCTTACAAGCGTCTCCATCTCTCCCGCCGTCAGTTCCTCCAGCACCGCCTCCGCGCTTTCAAACAGCCGCTCTCCCCCAAGAAAACAGCTCTCCGCCAACACCCGGGCGTTGCACAAAAGCCCCCGCACCGTCTCGTTCTCCTCCTGTGCGGCCACGTCGCGCCAAATGCCCAGCAGTCGTCCCGCCGAAAGCGGCGTCAGTTTGTCCGGAGCCGTTTTCATGCCGTCGTCTCAATGCGCCGGGAAGCCACCACAGTAATTTTTTCCGCCACCATGGCGTCCAGCTCACCCTGCTCGGAGATCGTGCTCCACTGGCAGCCCGAGTAGATAATCTTCCGGTCCGGTTTGCAGATCACCAGCGAAAAATCGCTGAGCTCATAAAAATTGATTCCGTCGGAAATTGCGTCGTCGGTGGCATACAGACGAGTCAGTTCCAAAGTATACTTGCTCTGTCCCTCGATGGTTCCCACCGGCTCCCGCTCGCCAAATGCCTCCACGTTTTTGCTGGTCTTGCTGGCCTTGGCGGTGTAGCTCTGCACCACCGCCACCTTTTTCCCGTTCAGCTCCAGATAAATGTCCGCGCTGGTGGGAAATCCCATAACCTCCATGACTCTCGCTCCTTTTCAGAAAGTTGTTTTTCGCTCACACCGTGATGTGGGCCGTCAGGTAAATCTGGTTCAGCCCGTGGGCCACCGCAAAACTGAATTCCACAAGGCACGCGGTGGGGTCGTCCGCCGACACGCTCACCCGCACCTCGCCGTAGCTGTCGATGATCTCCGCCGCCAGCTTTTTTTCCAGCTCCACAATCACCTGCGACCGGATGGCCCCCCGGTTCTGCGCCGTGTTTTTGGTGCGGGAGAATTTGCTGCGCAGCGAGGACCGCACCGCCGGAATCACGTCGTCCACAATCCGGATGGTGCTCAGCTCCCGCCATGTGGCGTCCGCCGTTCCGTCCGTGGTGGTTCTGGTCGTCACGCAGCGCACCGGGGAAATCACGCCCGCCACGCTCTCCAGAGGCGTCACGCCGCCCCGTACCAGCACGTCGACGTCGTTGTCCCCGTATTCCGCGCTCAGTCCGCTCAGACCGTACAGCGCCGCTCCGTTCAGCGGAGCGGCCGGGTCGCTTCCTCCAGCCATGGCGCCTGCCATCGCTGCCGCGCACAACACGCCCGAGGGCGCGCTCTCCCCGACCATGCCGTCCGGCCCTGTCAGCACCATCCGTTCGCTGTTCAGCTCCGCCGCGTGGGTTGTCAGCTCCGCCACCGTCGCTCCGCTGGCTCCCACCACCGCGATTCGCTCTTTTCGTCCCGCGGACGAGGTTTCCACCGCCGTGCGCAGCGCCTGATGTACCGCAGCATCCGTGCTGTCACATACCATGATTCGCACATCCTCCACGCCGCCCAGCGCGTCAAAGCCCGCCGTATAGTCCGAAACCGTGCCGCCGTCCGCCACCCGGACCGCCGCCACCTTGGACACTCCATTAAGAAACAGCAGCCGCAGAATCGCGCTCATCCCCGCCGCGCCCGCGTCCTCGCCGAACGCGCCAACGCCCTCGGTATACCCCGTCAGCGTCGCCACCGCACCCTCAACGCCCTTGGCCGCTCTTGCCGCCACGCCCACGGTCTTGGCCCCGCTCCCGGCGGACACCACGGAGGACGCGTCGTAGGAGGAATACACCCCCGGCCGCTCATGCTTTGTCATGTTCATTTTTTGATCGTCCCTTTCAGAATAAAGTCCAGCAGAGTCCCCGTATCACCGGAGTCCTCCGCCAGGAACACAGCCCTGCAAGCCGCGCTCCCCTTCCGTAAAAACATCCCCGTGGCTTTGTCCCACGCAATGCCGTTCCAGCTCATTTTCTCCAGCTTGAGCCCTGCGGGCAGTTTTTCCATCAGCGCGCCTGCAGCGGCCTCCATGGCCGTCTCGCAGTCACTCGCCCCCGCCGCCCGCACGCCGAGGGAAATCGTCACATCCATCTGCATTCCGTACAGCTCCCGGATGCTCCCTGTTTTTTCATCCCGCTTCTCGCCGAGATATCCGCTCAGCCCCACGGACTTTCCCTCCGCTGCCGCCACGTCCACAGACGCCACCGGCCCCTCATATTCCTTTGCCGCGCCCTCATAGGCGGCCATCGCCGCAAGCCCCGCGCCCTTCAGCGCGTCAATCACCGCATCCCGCACCTGATTCAGTCCGTTCATTCCGCCGCCTTTCTCCGTTCCGTCAAAGCGGCCCACCAGCAGGCGGCTTTATCTCCCAGGCGTATTTCCTCGCAGTTGCGCACCGTATAGGTTCTCCCCTGAAATTCCACCCGGTCCCCCAGCCCTACTTCCGTCCTGCCAAGATAGGTCCATCGCCGGTCGTCCACAGTTCCCAGAGAAGTGACTGCAAACGGCGCGGCTTTTTCCGTCTCCCTCGCAGGCTGAAAAAACGCCCGCGCCGCCGTGCCGTTCACCGTCACCGCCTGTCCGTATTTTCGGAAGATACGGTCCAACCGCGCCGTCATCCCCGCACCCCCCGAAAGCGAAACTCCGCCGCCGTCACATAGGGCCCCATCAGCCGCTCCGCCTCCCGGCGCAGGGCCTCGGCACTCTTGCCGCCCTCCGGCTCCGTCACGGACACATTCCCCGCCGTAAACCGCATTCCGCTCCGGCCCGCCAGCAGGCCCGCCGTCGCGGAAAGTGCCGCCGCACAGAGGAATGCCTCCCGGCATTCCTCCGGCCCTACGCCCTCCCGGAGTCTTCCTGTCCACTCCTTCTCAGCCGCCTTGCACAACAGCGCCAGCGCCGTTTCCTCATCCTCTCCCGGGCCGGAGAGGGTCCTCGCCAGCGTTAAAATTTCCTCCTGCATTCTTGCGTCTCCCTTCTCCGCCGCTTTCACGCCGGAGTTTATCAGATCTCCAGCACGCGGCTCGCTTCGGTAAACAGCTTCGCAAACCCGGAGATGGAGGTAATGGCCGCCCGCTCCATCTGCCGGTCAATCAGCTTGTCATACTCCACCAGAACGTCTCCGGCGCAAATTTGCTCCAAAGCGTAGCCCTTGTCAAGGCCGATCAGCCTGCCTGCGGGCATGGCGCTGGTTCTCAGCAGTGTCGCACCCAGCGGGGTGGTCAGCGTGCCGGTTCCCTGGAAATTCAGTCCCGTCAGGGGATTCTGGAACTCGCTCAGCTTCAAAAGCTTCAGCATCACGTCGCCGCCCACCAGAATGGTGTTCATGGTGTAGGGGTCGAACTGGCTCCAAAATTCCAGCAGCGCGTCATAGCTCAGCGTCCCCTTGGTCCCGGAGATGGGCGCGGTGCCGATGGCGTAGCTTCTGGCCGGATTGCCGTTCCCGTCGCCGTCGCACAGGACCTTGATGGCGTCCTGCAAATGCATTCTGCCGATGTAAGCGCCGATCTGCCGCAGCGTCACGGAGAACAGGTCCAGCCTCTGAAACCGGATCGCCTCATAGGAGGCCACCAGCATCCTGCCCCGCTTGTGCAGCCGTACCAGATTTTCCTGCGTCCGAATGGTGGTGGAGGGAATCGCGCCCCCCTCCTCCACACGCTTGAGCTCTTTCTCCTTCTCCGTGGGCACGGAGGCAATGGAGCGATAGTCCATTCCCTCGAAATTCGTCACCGTGGCGGTGATGGCGGGCAAAATGCTCTCCTCCTCCATCCCCTGGCGCACCACCCGGGAGACAAACTCCGGGAACAGCACGGCGGAGTCGCTGGTTTTGAAAAACTTCTCCACCATGTCGCTGCCCGCGCCCTTTACCTTGATGTCAAAGCGCTTAAGCTGGCGCTGAAACGCGTCCAGCCCCTCCGCCGGGGTTCCTCTGTAATTTTCGCTGGGGTCCAGCTCCTCCAGTGTTTTGGAAAAGCTGCTGCCTGCCCTGTTGTACATGCCCTTTTCCAGCTTAATGTTCTCGTAATGATAAGCCATATCTTTTCCTCCTTCTTAAAGTGCGAAGGTGACGGTACCCGCCACAGCGTCCACCTCTGCCACCAGATACTTCCGTCTCTCCGCGTCCGTCTTTACGCCGCCGTCCCCGTCGCCGCTCAGGCCGCACCATCCCAAAACCGGCGCGCTTCCCGTGTAGCCGGCGGTGACAAACCCGCCAAGCTGAACGGCGCAGGCGTCGCCGCCCTTGCCCATGGAAATTACCTGTCCGCAGAAGTCCTCTCCCTCGCCGCAGGGTCCGACGGATCCGTTCCCGCTGACCTTCACCATTTCGCCTTCCCGCACCTCGGTGCAGGAAAAGGTTGCCGCCCACTGTCCGATTCCCTCAAAAGAAATGTTCATTGTGCTCCTCCTTAAAATTTATCTTCTCTGAAAACACCAAAAAGCCGCCCTGATCCCCTCGTCGTCACCATCGCTTCCCGGCCCTTTCCCAATGCAGCGGGGATTGCGTCACACCCGAAACAGATCCCCGTCTCCCTGCTCCGCGCCCCGGTCCGCCCGGCGAAGCTGCACGGAAAATATCTTCTCTGCCCGGGCCTCATAGGCTTTTTTCAGCTCCAGCAGCTCCGTCTCCTCCAGCTTGTCCGCAATGGACTGAAACACTGCCCCGTCCAGAGCCTCGTCGCTCACCAGCGCCAGCCGCACCACCTCCCGGCGCAGCCCCGAAAGGTAATTCCGCCCCAGCTCCGCCTGCTTGCGCAGGGTGTCCCATGCCTCCCGGAATTCCTTCCGCTGTCCCACATACTGCTCCAGCTCCGCGCCCGACTGACCGCCGAAACGCTTCATCACGCCCGCTTCTCTTTGGGCAGGCACCGCCACAAAGGACCATTCATAGGCGTCTTTCGGCTCCCGCAACTCCACGTAGCACAGCTTCCCGCCATAGCTCTGCCCCTTCTGGTGCTGGCAGCTTCCGCTCTCTTCGCCGCACACGGAGCAAACGCTCCGCCCCACCGCGCACCCCACAGATACCTCTTTTTTGATGCCGCCCTCGATCTCCGCAATCAGGTCCGCGTTTTTCTCGGTCTTCATCAGATAGGCCCAGGCCTTGAGATAGCAGTACCCGTCTCCCGCCGCCGTGCTGCGGCCTGCCTCATGCACCAGCTCCGTCCGGTAAATCCGCGCCGTCTGCCCCAGTGCGGACCACTGATGGTCAAACACGCCGCTTTTCCCCACGAACAAATCCCCCAGCGCGTTCAACGCCGCCTCGTCAAACCGCTCAAAATCCCGGTCCACCTCGTTGTCACACAGCCGCACCGCAAAGGTGTATACCTGCTCCGCCGCCAGCGTCCCCTTGGAAAAACGGTTAATCAGACCCATGTCGTCCTCTCCGGCCGCCCACCGCTCCGCCGTACCCGCGTCTTTTCGCACGTCCATTTTCTCTCCCCTTTTTCAACCATTATGTAGACTTATTGCCCAGCGCGTCACGCCTGTTTTTCCGCCGCGTCGTTCTCGATTCTCAGCTTCCGGGCTTGCTCCAGATATAGCGCCGCCCGGGCGTCCTCCACCTCGTCCTGCAAATTCACATCCTCCCAAACCGTCTCAAAGCCGCACCCGTAGCCGTGCATCCGCAGCCACAAACTGCAAATCCGCTCCACGGCGGGATTCAGCGTTCGCCGAATGGCGGTAACCTCGGTGGTCAGCATGTCGGCCTGTTGGGCGCTCATCCGCTCGGTGGAATTCCAGCTCAGCCCCAGCATAAACGGGGGAATCCCCGTCTTGGCCACAATCTGCTCCAGAATCTGCCGTACCGGCACCTCGCTGTCCAATATCTGCTCGTCGGCGCCGATGGCCTTGATCTCCACGTCGCCCACCGCCACAAAATCCCGCACGCGCCCGCTTTTCGCGTCCTGCATGGCGGCAGACCACTCCTCCGCCAATTGCCGGCTGCGCTCCTCCGCCTGCCCCCGTCCATCCTCTCCGGGCTTGCAGGTCACCGCGAACCGCACATTGCCGCACCGCTCCCAGTTCACCCCCACCGTGTGGTAAATCTTCATGAGAATGTCCGTTAAAAACGGCATGGACCGCAAAAGCGACACGCCGTAGGGATGTTCCGCCTCCGGGTTAAAGGGGGTGAACAACAGCAGCTCCTGCCGGGGCAGCGGCCCCATCCTCCCGTGCTCATCCGCTCCGCAGAGCTGAAAATCCAGCGGGTTGTCCCCCTCGTAAATCTCAAGGTCCTCCGCCCGGCCGCACAGCAGCGCCCCAATTTCCCGCGCGTTTCCCGCCGTCACAATTTCACCAATGGCCCGACCGCAGGTCAAAAGCGAATCCAGATAGCACTCCAGAAACGCGTTGATGCCCCGCTGACCCCTCCCCGTGGGCACCGTCCGCAAAAACTCCCTCAGCTCCCGCTGGGCCGCCGCGTCCGTGCACGTTACATCCACGCCTCCGGTCATCCGAATCAGCTTGTAAACTGCCGCGTCCACCACCGGGACGCCCTCCCGGATCGCCCGATACAGCCGCAGTTCACCGCCCCGCAGAGGCACATACCCGTCCAGCACACCGAAAGGATGCCGCTCCGCGTTTCGCAGCTGTACCACAGCCGCCGTTTTCTCCGGCGTTTGTTTCCTCTTCCCAAATCTCATTCTCGCTCCTCCCGCATTTTTACGCTTCCCGCTCCACCCACGTGGCTGCGAAACCGCCGCCCCGGGGCTTTGTCAGGCTCATGGCAAAATACCGCAGATCGTCCATGGCGTGGTCGTTTTCCTTTTTCGGTGCGTCTTTGCCTCCCGGCTCCCAGCAATAGGCCTCCATCTCCCGCAAACAGTCCTCGCAGATACCGCAAATTGCGATTTTTCCGCTCCTCAGCGCGTCCGCCGTGGTGCGGATGCCGTCCAAAACATCATTGTTTGCCTTTTCAACGTCGTATCCCGCCTGCCGCAGAGCCGCGATAAAGCTGGCCGCCGACGGGTCAACCACCACCGTCTCAATTCGCCGCTCCCCCGCCAGCTTCCGCAAATCCTCCACATATTCCGCGTCGGTTTTCTGCCGTCCCTCCGCCCGGGAGTTGTAGTAGTATTCCTTCACCCGAAACCACACGCCGTCCCATAGGCCCCACAGCCCAAAGGACGCGGGGTTTGCCGTCCCGTAGTCCACGGATATGCGCCACCGCTCCGGCTCTCCCTCCGGGGCATTCCGGCAAAACGTCTCCCGGTCAAAGAAGTCGTATACCAGTCCTTGCGCCGCGGCCCATTCTCCCAGCACAAACCGCCGGTAGAAAATCCCGCTGTAACAGCTCCGATACCGTCGCTTGACCTCTGCCGGCAGCGCCGGATTGTCCTCCATGGTAAAGTGGAGATACAGCGCCCGCTTCTCCTCCGCCTTGCAAATCCACTCCCGGTAGAACCAGTGCTGAGGGCCTTCCGGGTTGCAATCCAGCCACAGCTTGCTCCCCGCCACAGAGCACCGTGCGCAGGCCTGCTCCACAAAAGAGCGGGGCATCAACGCCGCCTCGTCCAGCAATACCCCCGCAAAGGTGCTTCCCTGAATCAGCGCCGCGCTGGACTCGTCCTTCCCGCCGAACAGATAAAATTTGTTCCGCCGCTTCCCGCTGCGCACCACCAGCAGATTTTCCGACCGCTTTTCCGTGCACTGCATCCCAAGCTTGCGCAGTTCCGGCACAATCTCCCCCAGCACATTCCGCCGCAGTGAGAGAATGGTCTTTCCGCACACACCGAACTGTTGCCGGTCAAAGCTGCTCTGGGCCCATAGGAAGAAGGATAGCCCCATGGAAAAGGTCTTCCCGCTGCGGACCGCCCCGTCGCAAATCACGGCGTCGTATTTCTCACCGTCCGTCTGCCACCACCGCAGCGCCCGCCGTTGCTTTTCAGAGAACCGCACCGCCTCCAC